GCGTTGTGGATCATGTAGAAACCGCCTTCGGATATTTCGACTTCGTCGGCCGATGTCGCGATGACCGTGGCCGCGCTGGCAGCGTAACCGTCGATGTGCGCGACCACGCGCGCGCCGGTATCGCGAATCGCCTGGCAAATGGTTTGCGCGGCGAAGACGTCGCCACCCGGGCTGTTGATGCGCAAATGGACCGTACCGCTCTTGATTTCGCGAATCTGCGGCACCAGCGCTTCGGCGGAGACCCCGCCCCACCAGTAGGCGGTTTCCTCATCGGCGACGATGGAGTCGTAAATGTAGATCGTGGTCTCGCCGCCCTGGGCGACAATCTTGGACTGAGGCAGTCGCTCAGGCCGCGTCTTGTTGCTCACCAGGAGCTTCGTCAGGCTGTTTGGCACTCGTGCCTCCATTCATTTTAAGTTTCGCGTTCGGGGGCATGTTCTCCAGCCGCCGCACTTCATCCGCATCCATAAACGGCATTTCGCCGGCCCGGCCCAGCGCAGTCCGATAGGCGTCGTATCGGGCCTTCAAATCGCCCCGCTCGAGCGCGGCGGTGACGTATTCCACAAAGTAGCGCTGACGCACCGGCCAGAGCTTGCTGTTCAGCTCTTGTTGAATGGGGGTCAGGTGCCGCTGCAGCGTATAGCGAACGAAACCCATACCCTGCTGCGCAACGCCGGTACCCCAGTTGGAAACAGCGCCGCCATGGCCCACCATCGTCGGTGGCACGCCGAAGATGCGGCAAATTTCCTCCACCGTGAACAGGCGCGTAGCCAAGATTTCGGCATCCTTCGAGTTCACACTTAACTGCGCCGGCTCCAAGCCGCCCGACAGGATCAGCGGACCGCGCCCGCCGTTCTGCGCGCGGGCGATCAATGAAGCCTTGAGCTGCTCCAGCTGGGGCTTATCCAGCTTCGACGCGGTCCTGAGGGCATAGTCGAAATTACCGCCGCCAGCGAGAAACCGGCCTGTGTATTCTTGCGCCGCCAGCGCGGTGCCGATTGCTTCGAGAGCCGCGTATGTCAGCGGACTCGGGCTGGTCAGCCCATCGAATCCGAGGCTTGGCAGATGGATGATGTCCGCTCGGTCAAGCACGTAGGCCGGCCTATCGCCCGGACTGATCCGGTACCGCACCACGTCGCCGTCTTTGAACGGGGACACTGTGTGACGCGGCAGCGGCTTCCAGCCCACCACTCGATTACTGAAAAAACTCGGGCGAATCCATTCGCCGAAGCCATCGCCATGCGACAACTTCGACAAGATGATCGCCTCCCAGGCGGCAGCCGACGTCCAGCCGTCGCTGGCCAGCTCGTTCAACATCCACCAGTATTCATGATCGGCCGAGTCGCGGTCGTTGCCCTTGCGCTCGAAGATACCCAACGGCAGAGTGGCGATGGCGCCGGCGATCAGCGACATGCAACCGTAAGCGGCCGACACCCTCATTCCGGTCTCCGCTGTTACGGCGGAGCCCGACGATGACCGGTGAGCTGCACCGAGCAGGCTGGTAAGCTCGCCCATGGAGAGCGGCGAACTGGAATTTTCACCCAGGGCGGCCACTCCGATACGCTCCGAAGCGCCTTCGCGTCCAGCAATCCATGATTCCAATATCCGGGACTCGTGCCGGCCGGCTTCCAGGTTCATCAAGATTCCGGTCATCAAAAGTCCAGTACGATAATTTCAGGCATCATTTCAGCCTCGGGGTTCAGCGACATCAGCGATACCGCGTTCAGCACCGCAATGAGCGGATCGATCTTTGCCGAGCCGCTCGCCTGCTTGGTGATGATCACCGCATTGCCTCGAGGTTCGATGCGAGCATTGCCGACGCACCAAGCCAGCAAGGGTTGTCCGCCATGGACCATTACGCCCTCGGCCAACTTGCGCTCAGCCGTCTTGATCGAACCGGTCATTTTCCAGCCTTGCGATATTCCGATGATCTTCTCTTCGGGGATGCCAGCCTGTTGCAACCCGTCGAGGATGCTGCCCAGACCTGAAGGATCGACGCCGATTTTGTCCAACTTTCCGGACGCCTCAAGCTGAGCGCACAATTCGGCCACTTCTTCGACATCGTCACCGATGCGCTCCACCAGAACCAGGTCGCCCGCTTTCGCAAAGTCTTGCAGTCGCGCTGCCACCTCCTTGCGCCGCTCGAGCACGGAAGGGTGCGCCCAGGCCCGCACCCAGGTAAGCCAACGCCGAGTTGCTCGGCATCGACCAATTGCGGCCATGCCAAGCAAATCGTCCAGGCCGCCGCCGTCAATGCCGGCGTCCACAACGTCCGAGCGCTCGATCAGCTCGGCAAGAGAAAACACCGGTATCGCCTGGCGCTCCCAGAAGTCGGCGCCAGCCCATCGGTTTGACAGCAGTGCCAGGCCAATCTCGACGTTCAGGTGCTTCGCCAGGAAGCCGCGAAACTCCGCCTCCCCCTTCTCCTGCGCCTGCCGGTAACCGCGCCGGATAAATTCCTCATCCACGGATACGCCCATGTTCGGATTCGTGATGTATGCGTTCTCCACCTCGCGGTGCGCACCAGCGTCAAGCATCGCCTTCGGAAACTCATACAGGATCGGGTAGAAGGCAGGATCGTCGATGCGGCCGTCGCGAACGCCTCGCGCATAGAGCAAGCGCGAAAGGAATGCGCCGGCTGGTGGGTCGTCGGACTGCGTTGTGGCGAAAATAACGAAGCCCTCTGGCCGCGAAGCGAGGCCGCCCGTAGCCTCCAATAACATCGCATCGGCCTTCGGATTCTTGCCGAATAGCCACAGCTCATCGATGAACACACCGATAGCCTTCTTACCCGATACCGTCTCGCCGTCAGCAGCCACCACCTTGAGGGTGGCATTCGTCGTCAGATGCGTGATGGTGCGGATGTGATCCTGTACCTTCAGCAAAGCGCCCAGCTCGTCGTCGGCGCGGATCATCGCGGCGATAGGCTTGTAGCTGTTGTCGGCGACTTCTTTCGTCGGCGCCAGAACGATAAACTCGCCCTCCAGCCGCCAGTTCAGTAGCAGCGCCGTCAGCATGATGCCGGCGGCGATCGTGCTTTTACCATTCTTCTTACTGATCAGGAGCATGAACTCCCTGATCAGGCGCCGACCAGTGTCGGCGTCGTAGGCGCCGAAGATTCCCTCGACAAGCTCGCGCACCCACGGTTCGACCACGTCGCCCATGCGCGGGCTGCCGGGGGCATCCACCATGCGCAACTCGCAGAAGATCGCCCAAGCTGCGGCGGCCTGCTCGGGAAACAATGGCGGGCATGGAGTCAGCGTCTGGCCGGCGACGATCCGCTTTTCCCAGTCAACGCAGGATGTCGTCCATGAAAAGCTCATTTTTTACCGCCAACCACCAAGCGAGGCGGCGGTGGCGGCGCGCCGAAGCGGCCCGTAGCAGCGACCTTCGCCGCGTCTCCACGCGCCTCTTTCTTTCCGCCCTCGCCCAGCTTCTGGTGTGTGTATTGAACGGCCGCAATTGCCGCTCTGACCTGGGTGTTCGTTGCCTCCGTGAGGCCCATTGCGACGTTCTTGAGAAGTTGAAGCATGTCGCCCTCCTCAATTTTGACCGACTCGGCCGTGGAACGTTTTAGCGCCCCGCCGTGTGGCTGGGGCTCAAGATGCACGCCCACTGCTGGCTGCGCCGGCGCTGCAGCGGCCTGCCCGCGACGACGTTCCAAGCAGGCTTTAACATCCGGATCTTTAACAAGACGGGAACCCGCTGCCGATGCCGTGGCCGCGCTGTAGCCAGCCTCGATCGCCGCGTCTTTATTGGATCGGCCGGCCAAAACGGCATCGGCGAAGGCCCGCTTTTTGCCTGTTAAAGCCATTAACAAATTCCTCCAAGGGGAAATAAAATCTGCGCGTGAGGTACACGCGGTGTCCAGCGGCATGACCTCTGGACTTTGACCCGCCCCCCCTCGCTTTATGCCCTGCCAGCGCGTTGAGACGCCTCCTGCGCTGTCTTCTCGTCGTGGCATGGGTGACATAGCAGCTGCTTATTGCCCGCCGCATCGGCGCCGCCTTGCCACAGCGGGACGATGTGGTCAACGACCTTCCCGATCGACACCCGCCCAAGCCGACGGCAGCGCACGCAAAGTCCCTGGTCGCGGCATTTGATCTCGTTGCGGTCCTTCACACCGGCGCTGCCACGCTTCCGTTGCACCGGCTGGATCGTCATCGCTTCGAGCCGCGGCTTGATCGCGCCCAGCGTTCGCGGCTTGAGAGTCTGCAGGCGGCCCATCAGATTTCACCCATCACTGCGCGTCCACAGCCAGCATCACGGGCGGCATGGTCGAGCCGATCACCCACAGGGCGATCGAGCCGCCACCAGCCAGGATGGCCAGTTCGTTGTCGCTGGGCTTCCAGTAGCTCACAACGGCGGGGATGCCTTCGCACTCGGTGCGGGTGATCGGGAGCGCGTCGCATGGTCGCTGCGCCTGATCCCAACCCTTCGGTGCGCCCAGCACGGCGTTGTTGGTGTGGTGGTGGTGCTTGTTCATGATCGATCCTTGAGCGGCGCATCTGGTACAGCGGCGGCAGTGGCGCTGGCATTCATGCCGCTGGCGCCGTAGCCCTTGGCACGCAGGATCTCGCGGGCACGCTCGGCATCCGTGAGCTGCAAGACGATCAAGTCCAACTGGTGGCCGTCGTTCGACAGCACCGCGCGCCGGATCAAATCTCGGTAGTGGTGCTGGTTCATGATGCCTCGAATAAAAGAGCCACCGCCGTATAGCGCAGCGGGAATCACGGCAGGTGGCAAAGGGTCCAACAGGGAAAGCGTGGAGCGGGCGGCGGGAATCGAACCCGCGCATGCTGACTTGGAAGGACAGCGCCTTACCACTTGGCGACGACCGCAGATGTAATCAAATTCTCTTACAAAATCCTTGCAGATGTAATCAATATTGGTTACAATAGACTCACTGAAACAAACAACGGAGGTGTAGTGAAACAGAGTGAGTTTGTCAGGTGGCTCAAGCAGTTCGGAGCGACTTTCGAGGATGGCACCAACCATGTGAAAGTCAAACTGAACGGCAAGACCAGCTTCCTGCCAAGACACCCGGCGAAAGAATTAAAAACCGGGCTGGTCGAAGGCGTGAAAAAACAACTGAATCTGAAGTGAGGCAGGCCCCGAAAGGGGCTTGCAGCACCAGCACTGCACCGAGCTTTATATAAAAATGCCAGAACGTTCTGGCGCTTGCAGCAACGGCTCTAGTGGGCCCAACAAATTTGCGCAAAGGAGCAATACATGAAATACCCTGCAACCTTTACTTCGGAAGACGGCGGTTTTGTCGTCACCTTCCGCGATATCCCCGAAGCGATCACCCAAGGCGATGACGAGGCGGAAGCGCTCGCCATGGCCAAAGACGTGCTGATTGCGTCGATGGAAGTCTACTTCGACGAGAAGCGCCCTGTGCCCGCACCGTCGGCGCCGCGGGCCGGTGACCGCCTGGTTACGCTGCCGGCCAGCATCGCTGTCAAGGTGCTGCTGCTCAACCAGATGCTCGACCAAAACGTCATCCCGTCCGAGCTGGCGCGCCGCATGGCCACCACCAGGCAAGAGGTCAACCGGCTGATCGATCTCAAGCACACCACGCGCATCGACCGCATCGAGGATGCGATGGCGGCGCTGGGGCGAGAGCTCGAACTGTCGGTTGCCTGATCAATCACGGTCGTCGCGATCCGGCTGGCGCGCCATCGGCAGCAGGTGCCAGCCCAGCTGGCGCCGGATCTCCTCGGCGCTGGGCGGCGGATCCAGTGGCGCGTGCGTGCGGCGCTCTAGGTACTCGCGGACGGATTCTTTCGTCGGGCGGGTAGTGTCGGGCATGGCCGGCTCGCTTTTTCGGACGCGGAAATTAAAAAAGCCCGCAACGTGGCGGGCTTTATCGACATAAACTTATTCTTACAACTCTAGTGGCGCAATCCAAGTTCCCGTGATTACGATCCCTTGTGCACCAGGGATGGGTGCCGGCGCCGCGAGGTGGAAACTTGTATCGCTCGCCGTCCCTTTCGCCTGCAGCACAAATTTTCCGCCTGTGCTACCAAAGACCGACTTAGCAGGGCCTGACATTGCGGAAACAGTGATTGTAGAAGCCACCTGTGCTTGCTCGCCAGTGGCGTTGCCACTGTAGAGAAATTGGCTATCACCACCATAAACCGAATCCCCCTTTACCACCACAAGGCCACCCTCTCCAGGAAGTCCAGCAGCAAAAGCAACTTTGTAGAAACCGTCTTTAATAATCGACATACAAATCTCCGTGTTTTTGCTTAGCATCATTGCCATAGCTATCACAGATAGTAGCCGGATTAATTAAGAGAGTCGACAAAAAAGCCCGCGACCATAAGGCGGCAGGCTTTCGTTCAGGCGCAACAGAGCATCAATGGTCTCGGCTTCAGGTTGGCCGCTGCCCTGCGTCGCGCCTTGGCGCTCGGCTTGAATTATGCGGCCGGGTCGAACTCAAGGCGCGCAGTGCGCCGATTATATACCTGTGTTTACGAACAGTGCAATGCCACTGTTGGGTTAAATTTCCATTTCGCGCGCCAGGCGCTTCATGGTCTGGCCGGCGGCGTGGGCCGACATCGCATTCAGCGCCTCGACCATGTCCTCGACCAAGCGCTGCAGTTTATGTTGGACCTGCACCGCGCGCGTGCCTTGGCCAGCGCAGGCACGACAGGCGAGGTCCGACAGCACCGTCGGCTGGCCACGCACCGTCTCGTAGCAGCGCCCCGAGCAGGCCGGGCACACATCGTTCAGCCAGTGGTCCAGCGACAGGCGCGCCACCTTTCTCGGGCTGACGTCGGCCGGCCAAGTGCGCATCGCCGCCTTGCCGATGACGATCTCGATCCAGGCCTCCAGCAGCGCCGGATAACTGGTGGCGTCGCCGGCGAACTTCACGCGGAACAACTTCGTGCCCAGGTCGCGGCACAGCGCGGCGGCGGCCAGCACCTCGGTCTGGTGGTGCTGCGCATCGTCGCGCAGGTTGGATGCGCCGAGCGCCTGTGTGTATTTCTGAATCACGCTGCTCATGGTTTTTCCTGATTTTGGTTGGTGATGCCGGCATCGCTTTCGACAATGCGCAGGCGCGGCGGCTGGCGCACCATGGTGCCGTCCGGCTCCCGCCGGTAGAGCGGCACGTCCGCAAACAATCCGCCAGGCTCGAACAGGCTGTCGCCGATCTTCCGCCCCTCCACCGTGTTCAGCATGAAGTCGATGAAGATCTCGACGGTCGATTCGTGGAGTGGGCCTGACTTCCAAGGGCGGTTGCGGTGGTAGGCCGAGTCCTCCAGGCCGTGGGCGCTGAAAATACGCACCAGGCCGTCTTCTTCGGTCAGCGGGCCGCGATCGACGACGTTGACGCCCAGGATTTCGCAGCGCTGCGTCAGCGTCGTCACCGAGTCGAACGTCGATGCCATGTCGAGCAGGAACTGGCCCAGACCCTTGAGCCGGGCGCGGAGGTCATCGACGGTCAGCTCGATCGCATTGACCACCGATTCGAGCGTTGCGATGCGTGACGCGTTAAACGGGCTTCCAGCGTGTCTTAGAACGTTGGCCTGCCGCTGACATTGATTTCGCTGCGCGCGAGCGCTGTCGAGCGCCTGGACGATCTGGCGAATGCTTCGGCGGATTACCACCAGTGCGAGAAACGCTTCTCTGGTCGTTGCCTGGTATCGCGGCGCCGGGCCGGTGCTGCGTGCGGTGGTTGTGTTGTTCGTCATTTGTGTTTCCTCTGCCCTCGGGGCGTTAGTTGAACTTGCCGGCTTTCAAAGCGTGGCGCCGATGGTCGCCTCGCCGTTGCTGTGGCTTTTGGGGTTAAGCAGCTTGCTGCGCATGGCGGCCGTTGCTTTTGATCTGGTTTGCCGCGTAGCGCAGTAAACCTCTGTATCTGTATCTGTATCTGTATCTGTATCTAGAACGTTTCCGTAACGTTACATAGCCGTTCCGCGCTATTTTTCGGCCTCTTTTTTTCGGCTCCGATGTGCCGCAACCCTTGCTGTGCTTGAGTCTGAGGCGAATTGCCGCTTTTCCCAGTTCAACAAATTCCAATCGGAGTCGATGAAGCCCTTGTCGATGAAAAGTGCCTTCGTTTCAGTCAAATCCGTGCCAGAAACGCGGAGTGCGAAAGCAACCTCTGTTTCATGTAACGTTACAAGCCTGTTACTGCAACGGAGGCACATCAGCATCACATAGCGCCGCTGCATCGCCTCCGACATCATCTGAATTCGCGGGTCATTGGCGAACTCGGCGTACAGGCGGAACCAAGGATTAGACATGGCCGGGTCTCCGATGCGCGACAAACTTCATCGCGCGTTTGATGCTCTCGGCGACCCGGTGCGCGGCAGCCTTCACGATCGTTTCGTCACGGACATGGTCCCGCCGGGGCGCCGCGTCGTTGGCTTGGCGGCCAGCTACGATCAGCTCCTGCAGCATGTCGGCGTAGTCCGTCCCTGTGATGCCCGTGGGCCAGGCCAGGCCGCACCCGATCAGGTCAGCTGCCGCCTGGCCGTGGACCAGGCCCGGGTTCTTGCCGATGCGTGTCTCGGTAGCGTGATCGTTGTCGGCGGCCACCGCCGCCAGGCCCACGACGTTCAGGCGCTTGGCGACCGGCTCCATGTTCCCGCAATCGAAAGCCACAATCACGCGGCAGCCCGGAACAGACTGGAACACAGCCAAGCCAGTCGCCAGGCCCTCCACGATGACCGTCATGGTCGCGCGTGGCGTGCCGACCACGTAGCACCCGCCTTTGACGCTCGCGCCGCTCCAAAACCGTTTTGCGCCGTCAGGCGCGATCCGCTGCAGGCTGACGATCGCGCCGTCGATCATTACCGGCACGATCAGCCACCCCTCGCCGTCAACACGCAGGCCAGCGCAGCCTTGCATCGTCAGCAGCTTATTGGTCAGGTACGGATGCCCCAGCCGCAGCGGCCGGCAGGCATTCCAGTAGGCCCGCGCCCCTTTCGTCGCCTGGATGGCCTGCCGGCGGCGCTCGTTCAGCGCCTCGCGCATCCGGGCCTGCGAGATCATCGGGTCGGGGCGCGCGGTTTCGCTGCCTGCGCGCCAAGTGCTGACCTCGATCTCGGTCGCATGGTTCTGATACCAGCCGATCGTGCCGCAAGTGGCCAGCCGGTAGGCGCCATTGCGCTTCTTCGGGTGGTCGACTGTCCTGCATCGGTGCCATTTGCCGTCTGGCTCGACGGTTTTGGGCATGAAGCCCACGGCTTCAAGTTGTGCTCTAAATTCCATTATTTTGCTCGCTTCGAAAAGGCAATCTGGTTGCGCCTGATCAGGTTCATCGTCTCGCGCGTCGGGGAAACCCGCTTGGTCTTGGAGAAAGTGGCGTGGACCGGCCACTGACCGGTCATCCCCTTGAACATCGCCAGCGCCCGCTTCTCAGCGCGCTCTGGATCGCTGCCGCAGGCGTTCATCGCGTAGTGGCACAGCTGCGGCCACAGCATCTGCGTCAGGCTGATCTGGTCACCGGTGTGGATCATTTCCTTGAGCGTGCCGGCGACGTGCTGCACCGTGCTTTTCTTCTCCGGCACGTGGCCGCAGGAAGGGCAAATGCCGCACTCGTGGATGTGGTGGCACTGCGGGCACTTCGTCGCCTTGCGCTCCTTCGGTTTCGGCTTCGCCTTATCCTTCTTGGTGCCGTCATCCAGCTCCACCGCCCCGGTCTCGAAGAACTCGGACATCGCATCCCAAAAGCGCATGCAGTTGCCGGCGTGGTCTAGGACCAAACATGCCTCCTTCCCTTCGTGGGGGCGCAGGCCCCGCCCGAGGATCTGAATGTGCTCGGCCAAGCTCGACTTGAGCGGCCGGGCCATGATGATCACCTCGACGTCGGACACGTCGAAACCCTTGCTGAGCGCGCTGACGCTGATCAGGCCACGGATGTAGCTGTCAGGCTTGCGGAACTCGTCGACGGTTTCGTTGCGGAACTCGTCGCCTTCGCGAAACGTGTAAAGCTCGCACACCACGCCCGCCTCGGCGAACTGCTTTTTCATCTCGGCCGCGTGCGCCACGTTGCAGCCGAAGGCGATGAACTTCTTGTTCCCGCCGTGTTTGAGATATTCCGCCACGCAGTCGCCGATGATTGGCATGGCGCGGTCGGCGGCCTCCGCTTCCGTCCACTCCCCGGCCACGACCTTGGCGCCGGTCATGTCCGGCTCGCTGGCGGCGAACACGCGGAACGGCACAAGTGCCTTGCTGCTGATCAGCTTGTTCGTCGTCGTCACCGCCACCACGGCGTCGTAATGCTTCCCGAGCCCTTTGGAAAACGGCGTCGCCGACAGCCCGATGGTGATGGCGTCGCGCTTGGCGATGCGCTCGATGGTGTCCTTGACCTGGGCGTGGCACTCGTCGACGATGATCAGGTCCGCGTCCGGCCAGCCGCGCCTGGCCAGCGTGGCCGCGCTAGCGATCTGCACCTTTTCCCACGGCTTGAAGCGCCAGTGCTGCGCCTGCAGGATGCCGTGCGGGATGCCGTAATGATCGAGCGTCGCACTGGTCTGGTTCACCAGCGAAATCCGGTCGCACACGAACACAGCGCGGCGCCCCTTGCCCTGGGCCTCGTACAGAAGGTGCGCAGCCATCACCGTCTTGCCGGCGCCGGTCGGCGCGAGCAGTATCTGATTCTTGACGCCTGCCTTGATATTGACCCGCAGCCCGTCGATCGAAGCGGCCTGGTAGTCCCGGAGGTTGATCTGGTTCATCGCGCCTCCAATGCGGCCAGAATCTCGCGGTTGCTCTCGACCTTCAGCACCTTGCGAATGCGCTCGAGCAGGCCGGCGTAATGCTTGGCCATCTTTTGCGCCTCGTTCCGGGTCGTAATCTCGCCCTGCAACCGGCCGTTGAGCTGGTCCAAGTGCAGGTTCAGGCGCACCAGTTCGGCCTTGGGGTCGTCGGCTGCAAGGCTTTGAATCTGCCGCTGGTAGGTCTCGTTTTCCTTCTGCAGTTCGTCGGCCAGCTGCGCCAGGTCGACGCCGTCATCGCCTCCGTCCGCCGGCGCCGGCGACCGCGTACGAATTTCATCCGCAGTGAGTTGAGGCGCGGCCTGTGCCGATGCATCCAGATTTGGATGCATCTCTGCCGGCGCCAGCTGCTCGAGCTCGCCCTTCGGGCCGGCCTTGCCGATGTTGGCAGTGTTCTGCTGGTAGGTAACGCCGTTGCGCTCGACGGTGCGCGTCGCATCTTGTGATCCGATCACATGATGCGGTGCCGAAGTAGACAGCCGCGAGACGAATTCCCGGCTTACCCCGCAAGCTTCGGCGATCTTGCCTTGCGTCCAGGTCGACCATTCAGGATCGGCCAGCAAGGTCATGACGGCACGCCGCTTGTCGTTGTTCGTTCGTCGCAGGCCGTGAGCAGCGTTGGCGCCGACCGAGTGCAGGATGGCGTCGCGGCGAGTGCCGAAGCGCACTTCGCACAGAATATCTTCGGCGCCCGCAGCCTTGTGCCCGTGATACCGATGGAAGCCATCAGCCAGCCAGATTTCGGCGCCATCGTCATAGATGATCACGGCTGGCAGTTGGCCGCCGCCGCTTACAACCTCGGCATATTCGGCCACAGTAGGCTCGTGGAGCGATACGCGCGACTGTGTGCCGCCATCAATGCGGATGCCTTGCATCGGAATGCGCGCCGTCAGCACCCCATCTGCGCTGCCCGTTAGGACGACGCTTCCTGAAAACATGTTCATCATCATGCGCCCCACAAATCGAAGCGCTTGAAGGCGCGCAGCACGGTGGTGCCGGAGACCCAACCCCGGTTGTAGGTCCACATGACGACCCGCTTGAGGAAGGTGCGTGCGCTCATGCGGCACCTCCGCCCGCCGCCGCGCTGCGCGAGATCTTCAAGCACGCCGCGCGCATCCGGCGCTTGATGTTGTAGATCTTCGCCTTGGAGGCGAGGTAGGCGGCCCGGCGATCATGGGTGTATTCGATGATGCCGACGTGCGCCGGGTTCGTTGGATTCAGTCGACCATCCACGGGACCGAATCGGTTTTCGTATTCGCGCAGTTTCAGCAGGTAGATCTCGCGCAGCTCGGTTGCGGAACGCTCGGCCCGGCAAAGGTCAACGGCGAGCTGGCCAGCCGTGATCAGCGCGATGATTTGCGAAGTTTCGACGTGCAGAGTCCCTGCGCCGGCCGGTTGCCCGGCGGCGTTTTGAATAATATTCATTGGGTTCCTCTTAGACCGAGGCGATCAAATTGCGAATGTCTTCGACGCGATAGAATTTACCGCGGCTGTTTCCGATGCTGACTGGCGCCGGGTAGCGACCGCTTTTAACGCCGGCGTACCAGGATGCTTTGCAGACCGGAATAATCGGAGGGACCGGGGGATTTGCGTTCGGCTTACCGATGATCTGGTGAAGTTTCAGAAAGCCGGTTTCAGGTAATTGAATCATGATTGATACAGTCCATTTGAGGCCGTTTCCGGCGATGGATGTATCTTCTGTGAACTCCTAAGCCTTGTTCCCTAACTAGGATTTTTAGATACCTAGTTAGGGAAAATAGCTTATTTTTGCCGCCCACTGAGGACGTCCGGAATCCTTTTCAGCGCTGCGCGGATAGTGTCTTCGCCGACCGAGTGACCTATCGCGTCGATTTGACGCCCGACCTCAGCAGCAGCCCCCTTCGTCTTGTAATCAATCCCACTTTTTACACATAGAGCTGCAACTATAGTCAGCAAATTGTTCCGTTCCCTTGAGCTGAGATTGTCTTCCTTGATCGGCAGAGGCTCGGCGGCCCCGTCACTGCAGTAGCCCTTCTCAACCGCCCACCCGAGCCAGTCAATCTGCAGCCGTTTCTGGATGGCCCAGTTTATGAAATACTGCGGAGGGTATCTGCTCTCCATATGAACTCCACTCCGCCAGAGCTTGAGGATCGATTTGTGATTTAACCTAAAATCAGTTTCGATTGCCCCGAGCACGACTCCCGGCAATACATCCTTGATCGTCTCGTCGTGGAGTCGCAAACCGTCAAGGCGGATGTACCCATAATGCCCCATCTCCTTCAGCCATGGATCAAAAACCAAAGGATCGTGGACCGCGTTGTGGTCATGCGGAATCTTGGTATTCGGCAGTGCCAGTTCTTGAACCTCGCTCGAAAACTCCATATTGCGCGGATTAAAACCGCAGAGCAGGACGAGTGCTTCATTCACCGACCACGTATCGTGATTAAACCAAAATATCAATCCTCGCGGATCGAAAGGACCTGTCAACATTGCGGATATGGCCTGTAGCTTTTTCTTAACCTCTTCTTCGCGACCTTTTACCCGCCTCTTATGGCGATACTCGGCTTGCTCTGCCCTCTCGGTCTCGCGCCGCAGCCGCTCGGACTCTGTCCGTTCTTGGCGGTGACGCCACTCCTCCATCACCTCATCCACATCAAACTTATGTTGAACCATCATAGCGCCCCATTTCCACCCGGTAGAGAAAGCCAGCCCAGCTCGTCGGGGAACGAGAATTCGGGGATCAGCCTAGGGCTGGCAAAAACATTTTACTTTATGCGACCAGCGCTGACGCCGGCCCGGTAGCCCTTGTCGTATGCTTGGCGCGGGTCCATCACCAGCGCGCGCGGCACCTTGGCCCAATGCCAAGCGCGGCGGGCGGCGCCGGCGGCGACGTTGAGCGGTACCAGCAAGCAGATCGCGTGGCCGGTCGACCAGCGGATCCAGGCCACGCCGTAGCCGGCCGGCAGCACCGCGCCCTCGGCGACCTCGCGCACCAGCAGCGCGGCCTGCATGTCGGGACGGTGATGCTCGCGGCAGCGCGGGCAGCACTCCCAGGTGCACGCGGTGGCGCCAGCGGTGAGCTGGTACTGGCGCGGCGCCGGCCGGTGGCCGACCAGGCTACAGGCCAAGGCGGCCATCACGCTGCACCTCGCAGTAGCCGGACCCCGAAGTGGGCGCCAACGACGTCGATCAGCCGCGCGCGGCCACCATCGGTGAAATCGTCGAGGTGGAGCAGGGCCAGCTCGACATCAATGTCCGCCGACCAGCTGCCGCAGGCGACGCCGATGTGCGGGAACTCATCGGCGCCCAGGCCCAGGTTGGTGCCGGTGAAGCGCAGCATCGGCGCGAGGCCATCGCGCAGCTCTAGTGGCAGTCCGT